GCCCTTTGTCCAATTGGCTAGGTTCTTTGCCGAGTATCCGTATGAACGAATAACATCTTTCCAGAGGAATTCAAGTCCGTATGCAATACCTGTACTGATTGCTGGTTCAAAGATAGACTGCTTAAGTGCGTAAGCAGGGCGAGCAAGAACATCGAATGTCCATACGCGGTTAAGATTGCGTAGTGTCTCTTGCCCAAGATTCTTGGTGCTTGAAACTCCGCGCTTTACACCAGCAGCGCTTTCGCGCTTAATCTGTGCTTCAATAGCATCCCAAGGAGTAAAGCGATATGTTTCAGCAAGTTGACGTACTGTCTGTGGGTCAACAAGAATTGTTGAACCATCGTGTGCAATACCAAACCCATTCTGCTGTACAGATTGGATTCCTTTGCTTACATTCTGCTGGAAACTACTTACAATCTGGCTGAGTTCATCTTCGCTACGAATACCTGTATTGTATACAAAGATACGACCAACCTGAGCATCAATAGACTTAAGAGCCTCTAGTTGCTTTGCTGGTCCTTGACCAAGAGTAGACATGTACTCGTTTTCAAGTGAGATACGAATATCCGAAACCTTCTTGAACTGTCCAGGGGCTACCTCGACTGACTTAGCGCCATCTCTAAATAGTTCGATATTGTCAAGAAAACCGTTGAGTTCTGTACGTGCCTGCAGAGGGCGCATACCAGAGAAAGATACATAACCAGTAGGAAGTGCTTCTGTGCCACGCCCTACGAGGCGCACAAGGCGCATAGTAAGGCCAGCAGCCTTAGAGCCTAGTGTGAGTTCTGCCCAGTTAGCAGCAGTTGCTGACTCTGGGGCATCCTTAAATCGTGAGCGTACCTGAGACTTTGCGCTGCGGAATGCTTCGCCAGCCTTAACAACTGCCCCAGCACCAACCACTGGCTCAATAGGCATGTATGCCTTACCACCAGGTGTGAGTTGGTAATTCTCATCAAAGAACGCTTCCTTAAGTTTTCTAAACTGTGGGTCTGCGTTGATTGCATCGTCAAATGCTTTTTGAAGGCGTGGAACTGCAGCACCTTCTGGAATGTAAACTTCACCGTTTTGGATAAACTTGTTAGCAAGTTGTGACTGTACGTCTCCTGCGATAAATAACTTGTGGCTGTCTGTAGTAGATAGTCTTTCTAGAGCAGCAAGGTTTCCCTTATCTGCAAGGATGATGTCTTTGACTACGTCAGCATCTGTTGCTTCATGGATAAGCGGAATTAGTTTTTCGTTAGTACTGTAACGAGTTACCAAGTCCGTAATAGTTCCCCAGTCTTTGGTTTCAGCCAAAGCCACCATATGAGAACCTGATACAGTTTGTCGTCCCTGAGCACCATTTGTCTTAGCGTATAGTACTCCCTCTGATGCTTCATTTGCAAAATCTTCTACTGCTTTGCCCTTAGTGTAAAGACCAGCAGGCTTTGCTGCTGCTTTAACACCAACGCCAGCAACTTTGCCAGCAATACCAAGAACCTTGTTACCTACAAAGAAATCACCGATACCAGTATACCAGCGACCAACAGCATTATCAACAAAGTTCTGCTTGATGCTTTCGTCATTCCACAAGTCAACCTTGTTCATGTCAATGCCACCAGCAGGTAGAACTAATGCTGAAATGCCAGAAATAGGAGTTAGGTCAGACTTAGTAAGAGCCTGAAAAGTTGATACCCTGGCGCTGCGATTGTAAGCAGCCTTGATGTCGCTAAATTGAAATCCCTCTTCGTACTTACCCTTTTTGTAAAGAGGAGAAGCAAGGTCAGTAAGCAAGCCAAGTGTTGCTGCTGGACGTGTGACGTAAGGAGAAATTACATTGTTATTAAGTTTAACTGCTGCACCCAAGAGAAAGTCTGCTGCACTTTTAGTTGCCGCTTTAGTTTCCTTGCCGAGTGGCACAGAATCAAGTACCGCAAGAGCGTCTTGAACTTTATTGTGAAGTACTTGCTCTTTTGCAAGTTCTTCTTCGCTAAGGTAGGCTCCGCCACCTGTAATTCTTTTGCCAAATGCTGGTACCCCAGAGATAGCGCTAGTGAATGAATTCCACAGACCCATTGCTACCCCCTAGAAATTTTGTTTGATATAATTTTTTTCTTCTGACCCTTTTACGTCTTCACCAGTAAGACCTACGATGAAGGAGTCTCTTTCTTCTGGAGACTTCCAAGGCATCATTGCAAGTTCTAGCGCAATTGCTGCATTCTGATATCCAAGTGAATTTGCAAACTTGTCGATGTTATCAAAAAGGCTACCTGGCATCCATAGAACATCATCCATTACTGCTCCATTAAAAAGTTTACAAAACGCTTAAATGAATCTGGAGCGTTTTTTGATTGCGCAGCAAATGCCAAATCTGGCAAGTAATTCTGTACAATCTGTGCATTCTCATCTGGACGAGTGTTGTTGCCAAAACCTTTTGGCAACGCTTCTGACCCTGGTCCTGGACCAAAGTCTACACCTGCTGTAATTGGCTCAGATGGGTTATTGGTTGGGTCCATGAATGTTCCAAGTTGAGGCATATTAACGCCTTCGTAAGGACCTTGTGAGGTTGTCACGCCTGCCGCCTTTGTTGATGCCATTGCTTGATTACCCTGAATACGTGATTGATTCAGTTGTTGATTCTGTCCATACGCAAATCCTGTATAGTTGCCGCTCTGTCCAGCACCGCCAGTACCTGAAACATTTGCTGGATTGTACTGTGGTCCGCCGTTAGCGCCACCGCTTCCTTTTCCACCCATGTTTACTCCTATGCGTATTGTTTAAATGTATGAATTGGTTCAGAGCACATATTGTCATATTGAATTGCAATAGCAATTGCTTTGCGAATCATTGTCTCTGCTTGATTAATAGTCTTTACTTTTTCCACACCCAACGCTGCCAATGCACCGAGGGCAACATCTCCGCCACTACCCATAACATATACGTTACGAACATCGGTATCCCAAGAATAATCCTCAGAGACCGAAAAGACTTGCCCTTTGACTGAGACAATGAACCCACCGTCAATTTGTGCAACATCGCCGTCCTCTTTCATGTCTATGCCAGCATCTACAAAGTTCTTACGCATTTGCGGTATGAACTTGGTGGTCATATAGGTATTTAAATCTTCTTTAAGCGTTGGCTTGGGCTGCGTATATCCATAGTGCAAGATATTACTTGCCCGTGATGAACCGCAACCAGCAATAAGAATGCCGTTGTTTTCTACTATCTTTGGAGTCTTTGCAATTTGGAAACGACCATGCTCATCACTAAGTCGTGAATCACACCCTAGTACCGACCAACCGTCACCTTGGATTGCTACTAGCGTTGTCATTTTATCCCCTAGTTGTTACTCGCCCTGTTGCTTTACCGCTACCACTAAGGGTAGATAAAATTGTTTGAATATCTGGTGGTGGTGCCTGTGGAGCCAATCCCACTTCTGGGGAAGGACCTCCCGCTGGAGCCGCGCCTGGAACAGGGGACGGCTGCTCAACAGGAGAAGTTGCAGCACCAGCAGGAGGAACTGGCTGCTGAGGAGTAAACACGTTAGAGATAGCCTCTTCAAGGGATTGACCCTTTTGACGTGCAGAAATTACTCCCGCAATCTTAGTTACGATAGATGCTGGGTCTCCACCCTGTGTAGCCATTGCTGGGATAGCCTGAGCCATTGCAGTAATACCACTAAGAAGCGATGAACGCATATTTTCAATTTCAATTTTTTCAAGTTCTTGTGTGACGTTTACGGTGAATGGGAGTTCACGCATCGCCATGTCCTTGGAGATAAGTCCTCCACCAAGAGCCTGTAGCATAAAGATAAGTCCCTGTGCTGGGTTAAGACCAGCAAGCATGCCATAACGAACATCTGCTGAGTAATCAGACTTGATATCCTTAGATGGCTTATATGTGATTTCGTATGGTGAGCCAGAATCTACTCCACGAATTGTTTTTTCCTCTGGAAAAATCTTCTCATCTACTTCAAAGCAGAGAGAAACAACATCGCGTAGAGCGGAAGCAAAGATTGCCTGTGCTGACTTAACCTGTGTATCAAATGCTCCCATGAGAGCCTGTACGCCTTGACCTGTAACGATGCTTGCATCAATGTTACCAGAACGTCCTTCTGGATAACGAGTACCTGAGCGAAGTTCCTGGTTAAGGAGTTGTGCTTCTGTGAACGCGCCTTGTGGGATGTTCAATTCGACACGACGAACGCCCGCTGGGTTGGCGGTACGAATTACCGCATCGCCACCCAACTGGAGTTCTTGTACGTCTTGTGGTAATACGATTGGTGCCTGAACACTCTTCTCTGCTGCTTCCATTGCCAATAAGGCGAAACGGTTGCGGAGAAGTTGAATACCTAATACGTCGTCGAATTGTCCACGCATTTCACCGTCAATAGACGGCTTACGCGCCACGACAACCATCATCTTGCCCATTGGATTTAATGCGCGAGATAGAACCAAGTTGCCCTTCTTGGGCAAGTAAATTACTGACTGGTCCTTGTCATAATAACGAACCATTTCAACCTGCGCATGCAGGTCCTGCTGGTATCCGTCACGACCAAGGATTTGAGTCTCATACTCTGGGAACTGTGCAACAAGTTCTCCAAGAGTCATCATGTAGCGTTTTGCAAATGCCACACAGCGTCCGTAGCGGTCGAATTCTGGGTAAGCCCCGATTGGATTTTCTACGCGGATACGCGGCAACTTGCTATCTTCGTCGAGTTCAACCATGAACGGAACGAAACCGTATGTTAGATACCAGTCTGCACCAGAGTACATCTGTACTGATAAGTCAGAGTGAGAGAAGTAGTTGGCTGCAATGCGGGTACGCTTATCAGCAAAGTTACGTGCCTTGTCGCTAACAGAGTTAGCAGCAGAACAGTTAATTGCTGGAAGTGGAGCCATAACCTCTGAGAGGTCACGTGCTACTACATCAATAAAGTTTGCTACTACATTAGCATCTACGCCCTCTGGGAAAAACTCAGGATAAACAGATGCAATCTGTCCTTTACGGACTGCAAGCACGCTGAGGTTACGAGCATCGCGTTCGTGGTTACGGTAGCGCAACGCTTCGACGCGTGCTGCAACCTGTTCCATGCTTAATGTCATCGTGTATTACGTCCTTGCTTTCTAATACGTGCTGCTTCTCGGACTTTATCCTGGGCGAGTTTACGCGCCACTTGTTCTGGGGTTGATTTAGTTGCCCCAATTGCTGCTCTTGCCTTGGCAAGTCCCTCTTCGGTAATCTGCGCTTGTGTTTTTGCTATAGGAGCAGCGGTACCTTCTTTATAAATCTTTCCTACACTTCTGGCGTTCTTAATGCCACCTGTTGTTCTTGTTAATGCAGAAGCGGCTCTTGCTGCTCTTGCTGCTGCAACTAATGCTGCAATTGCTAATGGACCCATAGTCGCTTCCTATCCGTATGTCTGCGACCATTGGTCCGCAAATGCTTCATCTAAATTAACAGCCTGTCGCCTTGAGGCTTGAGCCTGGGTTGTCCATCGGTTCTGCATCCACTTAGATGCATTGCTGCTCTGTTGCATCATCTCGCGTATGCGAATAATGGCAAACCATAGAGCCATAACACAGTCTGTTGGGTTCTTGGTATCTGGTTTCCAGGTAATTAGTTCCTGAACCAGGGTCTTCAGACCTTCAGAGCCTTCGTTGCTGGGTAGTTCAATGATATTGTTATCTTGGAAACGACCATCTCTGGTATTTCCGAATAGCATAGACATTGACGCTACACCAAATGATGTGTCCCATTTATTCTTGCCTGTGAAGTGTGAGTTTAACTGGCATCCGTAGGAGGCAAGATAGGCTCTTAAGTCATCATCTAGGGCATAAGCCTTCTGATGGGCATTGATTTCAATACGTAATTCTTGTGGACGGTACTTCTCGACCCATTCCTCAATCAAAGATTGAATCTTTGCAGGGCTTGGGTCAGTCATATTGATACAGTCTAGGACGTAGATGCGTCCATCTGCTCGGTTGTATGTAGCAACGACTGCTCCTGTAGCACCTGCCATAGCAGGGTCAAGACCGATAATAGTATAACCTTCAACATGCTGGGGATGCCCAGGGGTACCAGCCTTTAGAGGGCCTCGTTTTCGCATTCCGTTGACGGAACCTGCGATACAGGTAGGTGAGAAGATTGAATCTTCTTGAACATCTTCCTGTTGGTAAACCATTGCCCATACAGACGGGGCGACCTCAGAGCGACGCTTAAAGAGAGAAGGTCCGTCCCACTTGGGATATAGTCCATTTTCCAAAACCTCGTCTAAATCATTTTCTTGCTGGTCTGTCTCAGGCCAAAGTGTCTTCCAGTTAACAGGTTTATCGTCAAACTGTAGAACTGCTGGCATAGCGCAATAGGTAAAGGGGCTTTTGCCGCCAGTCCATTGTGAGCCATCTCTAATCATCTTGTAGAGGTCTACAGATGCAACACGCGTCCCTACTATGATGAGTTTACCATGTCGGCCTAAGCGGGTGATAACTTCTTTTTGAAGCCACTCAATTTGCTTTTCCCATTCATGGGCATTAGAACCCATCACCACGTCATCTAGGATAATCAGGTCGGCACGTGCTCCGTAAATCTGAGAGCCAAAGCCAAGCGCTTGGACAGTAGGGTCCTTCTCGCCAGAGTCGCGACCTGTACCTAGATAAATCATATCAGCAGACCACTGTGTAGCATCTGCCTTATACCCACCATTAGGGCCAAAGGCCGTCTGGAGTTTCATGTATCCAGGATGGGATAGTCGGGTCTTAATAGCACCCAAAAACTTGCGAGCCATACCCTGCGTTTTAGAAACGATAATCACTCGCGTGTTGGGGTTGGTCACAATCTTATAAGTCACGTAGTTAGTCGTGATGGTGGTTGACTTGGCGTGCTCAGGTGGCACGTTAATCAAGACACGGTTAGGGTCGCCAGGTTCGTAAGTCATACCAGCGGGTAGCCATCTAGGCTCTTTACCCTCAATAAGGTCAATCCAGTTTAACTGGTGGTTAAAAAGTCGTGAGTCTAGGAACTGCTCCGAGAACTCATGGAAGGGCATATCCTTCATCTCGGCTAGGTCAGCCTTAATACCTTTACCCGCCAGACGTGCTTTATCGGATGCCTCTTTGAACTCGGCACTCTGCATCGTCCATTGGCGGAAGGCGGTGTCCTGACGGTCTACGGCAGCCATAGCGGCGGTGACGGTGGCACCTTGCTCCAGAAGGGCTAGTACTTTAGCCTGAGCATCTTCCTTAGTATAAGTCTGTTTTCCAGCCTTGCGTCCCATGTTACGTCCCATCTATAAACGCCGATTTAACGTACCCTCTAAACGGCATAAGGGGGGCATTTTGAAAAAAAATTTAAATATATATTATATATATAGGAGGAGCGGAGTCTTAAACGGAGCGACTCCGTAATAGTATATATATACTATAGAAGACCCGTTCAAACGGGTCTTTTCCGAGTGGGTTGGGAAAGTATTTTCCCGAACCCCCTCTTCTTATGCGTAGCGTGTGACGTAGGTCACACTATCCGAGGAGTACTTTTAGTACTCTGAGGGGGGCTATTAAATATAACAGAAAATAATTATGGGAGTATATAATATATATCGCTCCTCGATTTAATAAATCTCGGGTCAAAAGATGCGCTTATCTATGCGTTATTTATAGTGTGCTGCAATGGTT